GAATCTATTGTAATATCTCCAGTTGCTCCTGTAAGAGTATTGGTTGATATTCCTGTATCAACAATATTTGGATTAGAAGCATGATCAGCAGCTGCATAAACAATTTTAGTTCCCTTATCTGTCGTTGCAAAAGTAAGACTGGATCCTGATCCAGAAACATATTTAAACTGAACAGTGTAAGCACCTGATGTGCCATTTACCAGAATGTACATTTGTTGAACATCCAAAGGAATGGTTACAATTTGGTTGCCAGTGATTGTTCCTGTAAATTTTATAATTCTATGTGAAAGAACAGCACCAGTTGATCCATCAGAAACAGATAGTGTTGTTGTATCAGCTCCACCTGCTATGTCTTGTTCAGTATAACCACCGGAAATCTGTTCAATAATTTGTAAATTGGTATTGGTTGTACTTCCCCATGTACCGGCGTTTTCGCCGGTTGTCATTTTCTCTATACCTAATCCTGTATATGTTGATGCCATTAAGCGCTCCCCACAAATACTTCAACATCACATGCTGCAGTATCTGTATCCACTGTTATATCTACTAAGTCAGAAAGTCCTGAAGCTAAAGCTGATCCCGCTGCTTTCATGGTATCTACAACTCCACCGCTATTATCACCTGGATAAATAAACGAGTGACCTGCATCTACTTTCATTTTAAATTCTGTGTTATCTTCATCTCTAAAAGTTAACACAATATGATTCGATGAATCTAAATTTGTAATTCTAATATATCTAACATCACCATCATCAAACATTCCTGCAATATAACCAACTTTATTAGCAGATACACCTACCCCACTGATTGCTGATATAAACCCTATTAATCCACATTCTGTTGTTGATGCGGTTACAACTCTTATTGTAATTTCATTAACACTAGAAATATCTAAAGATCTTTCTTATCCATAATCTATGTTGTTGAGAGTGATTGCTTCTTTGATAGTTGTTGTTAGTGTTGCCATAATTTAATCCTTACGGTGTCGGAGACTGAACGGGTATACGTGGTTCACCATCCGTATAATCGTCTCGTCTTCTTCTACCTATTTGTTCTCCACCGAATTTTTGTGCTTCGGTTTGATATTTTTGTTCGTATAATTGTAACATATCCATTGGACCTTTTAAATAACTAAATGCTTCCACAAGACACGCATATAAAAGTCCATTGCCAAAATTTAAACTTAAAAAAGTTGTCGTATTTGCTGAACTCAATCCTATTGGTCTAGCATTATAATGAATTTTATACATAAAAGCTGAAGAAGGTGTTGGAACAATTGTAATTCTTCCTGAAGAAGTTGCACCAGTTCCTTCTGCTCCTCCTGACATAGCATAATATTTTGGTGTGCCAGTAGTAGTTTCAGCTGTATCATATTCTCTTAAAAAGCTGATATCTTTTTTCTCAAGCCAGCTATTAGTTCCAGTTGCAACAGTTGTTGAAGTATAAACTTGAAGTCCTCTAACAAATAAAGTTCCCGCAGGAGCATAAACATTATCTTTTGAAGCTGTTAAATTTCCAAGCATTTCTTTTCGATCTGCATCAATTGGAATTTCTCTTTGAATTCTAAGCTCTGAATTATCTATAAATTGATCTGTAATTGTACTTGAAAGTACACCTGTTCCAACTTCAGTGTAATTTTGAATTGCTGTTGTAAGTGTTGAATAAGTAAATCCTGCCATTATGCTGATAGAGTTGCTGGTCCTATTGAAACCGGAAACCCTCCTCCTGTAATTCCTCCTGTTGTAGCAGTACTAGTATCTACAGTAAAATAAAACCAGTCGTCTGTAAAATCTGTATCTCTATCACCGCTGACATACTTACCAGTAACAATAGCATAGCCTGCAGCTTTTGCAATATTTGAGCCTGCTATGCCATCAAAGGATGCTGGATTTGCATAATCTCCTGCAATTGTTGGCGTTCCTCTAAATCTATAAGTGTCTCCATTCGTTAATCCATGATTTGGAGTATTAACATTAATTACGCTTGATGAAGCAGCATACGTGGGAAACGGATCATGAATTAATAATTGAGCTACATCATTTTCTGTTCTATCTGTTCTTACATTTTCCAATGCTTGATGATCGGCTCCATGTGGTCTTTGATCTAATTGTGGTTGTTTAGCCTCATATTCAGATTTATGAACAAACATTCCATTCCATTCTCTGACCATTTCATTGTATGGAAAAGCCATTCCTGATCGGTCTGATATTGCCTGTGCGTATTTTCCTCGTGCGTATGCCATTATATATTCGGATAGTAATTCTTCGGAGTTATATAAGTACTAGATGAAGAACCATCTTCTGCTAATGCTCGTGTTAACTCGTCTTCATACAACAGTTTCATTTGTTGTACTAATTGTGGGTTAAATTTTTGTGATAAATAAAATGCAAGTCCTGAAACCATACAAGGTACAAATCTGTACGGAACATCTGTTGCGTCTGTATAAGTTGCGTCTGCATCTTGAATTCTTTTTACAAAAAACACATGGACATCTTTTGACGCATTTGTTGAATCTGGTGTTGGATAAAGAGTTACAGTTGTCTTGTCCACGAATCGTTGAACAAAATATTGTGATGGAGTTCCTTTAGAAAGTTTACTTGATAATGCTGAATAAGCAGATCTAGCTATTTTTGTAAGAGCAGAATCAGATTGACTTGTCGATGTTCTACTAGATCTAAGTGTTGCTTCAAGAATATCTGCTACTCCATAAACACTTGATGAAGCATTTGTTGAAGAACTTGTTCCGTCACCTGATGCTCTATAAAAAGTATATTCCGCTTGTCCTTCAATAAGATCAATATTAGTTTCTGCTACTTCCCAGTAGTGCAAACCTCTATTGCCCCATTCTTGAAAAAGAATATTTAAAGATCGTCTTGCTGTTTTTAATTGATAACCTGAAGATACTTGAGAACCAATTCTCTCATAAGCTTCATTAATAATTTCATCAACAGCAAAAGTCTTGTCGAAAGTGACTGTTCCAGAAGTAGTATTAGCCATATGCTACCTCCTTATGCGGGTGTTTTAATAAACTCTGCTATAACTGTGTACATGTTACCGTCATCCGCTTGAGACGGTATCACAACATTAATATCACCATTTGTGTTAGCATCAGTGCTTGGTGGTAGTCCACCAAATTCTCTAAAGTCCCAGTATCCTGTTCCCACTAAACCAAGTAAAGGTCTATCACCATCTGAATCTTCAAAGTCTAAACGAGCGTGTGAGTCACCGCCATCTCCAGAGTCACATGCAAACCAAATTCTTTGCAAAGCTCCGAGTTGTGCAACACCAGCACGAGTACGTGCTGAAGAATCAAAAAATACCGTTGTGCTTGTGCTACCGTCTGATTCTATAACTATTTTGATTACGACACGATTGTCGTTTTCTTGTAAGACCTCTGGTCCTGTTACTGTATTTGCCATTTTCCCTCCTTAATCAAGAAAATATATAGTGGGGAACTAGTCCCCACTATTGATTAATTTTATTCGTAAACGTGTCTACTAATTGCTGTGTAGTGTACGTTAAGTACTGCTGCTGCAGCGTCACCATTCTCAATACCAATATATGGAATTAAATTCACATCATTAGTTAAAGCCGCAGATTTAACAACTGCTTTGCCTGGTTGTACCGCTGTTACCGCTGTTCCACCTGTACTTCCTGATGTACTAGTAAGATTATACTGTATACCATTAACAAAAACAGTAGCTTTTCTATCACTATCAATAACAATTTTTAAATGATAAGGCGTATCTGCTGCAAAAGCAATTGGAAGTCTACTAATATAGTCAGTGCCACCAATGCTATGTACTACGTGCCAGTTAGCAAAAGTAGTGAGTGCTTCACCGTTACCAGCATCAGTTGCATACTTAAAGAATATTTTGTCATCATCAGTTGCAATCAATTGATCATTAGTCAATTTTAAGCCCGCCCAAATTTTTTCGTTATCAGTTTGAGCCGCCTGAATTGAACATTCCCACTGTACTTGGTTTTCTGTTCCCCATTTAGTTCCACTCCAAGCTGTTTGGTTTGTGTCTAAATGTGGTAATAAAATACCTTGATCTTGATCAGCTGTTGCTGTTGTCATTAAAATACCTGCTTGATGCGCTGCGAAAGTAGTCAAAGCAGTAGTGTAGTTAGTACCTAATGTTTCAAAGTCTCTGTTAGCAATAACGAATGCTGCCAAAGCAGAAGCTGAATCCGCATCAGGGTCTATAATAGCAACCGCATTAAGACCTGGTTTTTTTGAGAAGTATTCTTCTAAATAATATCTTCTTGCATCCTTTGCAGGCGTACCAAAAGTTCTGTCATGCACTACACCAGTTGATGCAGTTTTGCTTGTTAATTTAAATCCGTTCTCCGATCTTACGGGTCCCGAAAAAGTTGTGTTTGCCATAATATTCCTCCTAGAATATTTAAATGTAGTCCCTAGGGGATAGTCGACTATACGCGTCTACATTTAATTTTTTTTTAAAATTTGTATAGTGGCAAATTTATATGTTATTTTTTGATTAAGTGCAAGGGATCCCTGCAAAAAAGTACGATTTCAGCGATGTGGCGTTTATCTAAGTTGCCACAGAAACTTGGGCAGCTGATTCACTGATTTTGTTTTCTCTATCAGCAACTTTAAATTCTTCAGCTTTGATCTGGGTGATGGTACTTCTAATTTTCTCATCAATGTCGACCATATTAAGAGTATATTTTCCATGTTGATTATACTCATACTGCCACCCTAACTCCAAGGACCTCTTTTGTTTGTACAGGTCTTCGGTCATCTATAACCTCCTCATAGGTTATTCTGTTGGGAATATCTCTAAACATTCCTGTTGATTCCCACTTTATAGACTTTTCTCCTAGTTTGTCAAGGATTGATTTCTCTATAGATTCACGATTATCAGCAGCTAAAACTTCAAATTTAGCATGATAATCATAAGCCCAAATATTTACGAGGAATTTTTTCATTTTTATCTTTCTATTTTTAAAATGTGGCGGAACTGTGTTCCGCCACATTAATTTAGTGATTACGCACCTGGTGTTCCGAAGATACCTCTCCAGTCAGACCAGCCGAAGCTGTATCTTTCTCGAGCTTTGTATCTAACGTTACCAGTATCAAAATCGCCTTCCATAGCAGTTTTGATTGGTGCTCTAACAAAGTGTTTTAGTCCATTTGGTACATCTGTTTTAATGAACCATGCGTCTGTATCAGTTAAATAGTGATTAACCACATAACCTTGTGGGATCACATTCATAGATACAACAGCACTGATGTCATTATCAGCTGTTCCAGTTCTACCGACAGATTTTAACAATCTTTCAGCAGTAAATTGTAGCGCCGCAGGAACAATCATTTTTCTTCCTTGAGCTGCAATTTTTAAACCTCTTTCATCAGTTAGCGCAGCAATGTCAATCATTGCTTGCTCTAATGAAGTTTCGTTTAAGTCCGCTTGAGTAGTTAGAGTATTTGAAAATACTCCAGCTATCGTTGGGTGAGATGTACTAAACAATGAAACCGCATCGCCTGAATCATAGTTGTCTGTACCAGGCACCCCTTGAATCAGAGGAAATACTGATTTTACTTGTTTAGTGTTTGCCATCGATCTTGCTAGTGCTTTTGTATAACGCGAAGCAAGTTTGTCATACAGGTTATCTTCAATAGCTTCCTCAGTGATTGCAAAAGCGAGAGCAATTGTCTCGTTAGTGTATCTTGCTGTGAAAGTTTCTTCCGCTTGGTCAAAAGCAACTCCAGATCCTTCTGGTTTTACTAATGCTGAAGCGAAACCCGACAACATAACTTCTTCTTCAAAAGCTCTGTCAGATGACTCAGTCGTATAAATCTCCGCCGACTGATTTTCGTATTGTTTGTATTCCAGGCCAAATAGTGCATTTAAACCTGGTTCTAGTTCTTTAACTAGCTGATTACGTGATATTGCCATGTTTTATGCTCCTATTATGCTACGCCTGTAACGTTGTTACCGAGAATAGACTCATTAAGCATTACTCTCCATACGCTTCCTGCGACGGATACGTCCTGATAATTAGTATCTCTCGTTAAACCTAAGATCTTGATCTGATCGTCTGAACCAATAGTGCCTAATGAATTTCTGCTCGAAAAAGGACTAGTTGTCTGTCCTGTTCCTACAACAATAGGTACACATGCCCCGACTGAAGCGCCTGGGTTAGTGTAATTTGTTAGCAGAGTCATTGCTTCATACATCTGTTGAGGGTCATCGTTTAAAAGGACCGTGTGATCAGAAGCTGCGACGCTAGGTGCATAGTTAGACCAAGTAGGTTTGCTAGTGGTAGGGTCAGTGTAAAAACTGCCGTTTAGTACGCCTAAGTTAGTTGAAGTAGAAATAGTACTTGATAGTACATATCCTGATGTCTCCAAATTAACTAATTCGTGATGGTAGATTGCTGCCGAACCGGAAGCTTTCATCCATTCACCTAAACCAGCGTTATTATCTGTCTGACCTACCTTTCTCAACGGTCTAAATCCGAATGCCGTTGAACTTTGGTTAGCCATAGCTTTTCTCCTTGTGTAGACTACTATCCGCAGTCTACGGTTTATAAAATTTCGTTGGTTGAATTGTTAAAAAATTAACGTTTTCTACCACCGAAGGTTGTACGAGACTGTCGATCAATTTCGATCGGCATACTCCTATGCTGTTCCTTCATTAAATCGTTGTCTACTGCCTTCATCTGATCTTCTCCTAATTTGGAAAAGTATTCAGATCGTTGGCGCGCGATTTCTTCC